AACTTTGACAACGGCAATTGCTGTGTTGTCGAGTCGTGAGTTCTTTGTCTTCTTCTTGGCGACTTCTTGGAAACCTGCCAAGTCACAGGCGATGTAGTAGTCACCTTCGATTTGTGGATCATCTTCAACGGTTACCCAGTCCTCTTTAAACATCTCAGAACCTGCAGCTTCAAAGGATGCCATGAATTCCTGACGGAATGCAAAGGAAGACATACTCTTCTTAGCTACGTTGATTTCTTCTGGATCAAGTAACGGATTATCGTAAGACGTAAAATGCCACGCTTTATACGTTTCGTCGTCACCCATCTCAGCATACTTATACAACTCGTAGAAGTGGTTACGACCCATTGGTGTTCCAATGAACATCGCTGAACCCTTTTGGTCAGCTAGGGCAGGTCTTAGGATCTGCTCCCACACATCAGGCTTGATGTCAGCATATTCGTCAAGTACTAAGAACTTCAACGATACACCACGCATGGTCTCTGGTCGGTCACCACCCTTTAATGAGATGGTAGCTCCATTGACTAGCTTGATCTGTAGGTTGTTAATGTGTGCGTTGGTGATAACACCATGACCTAACTCTAACAAGGTCTGCCACATGATGTCTCTAGCCTGACCTTGCGTTGGTGCTACGTAGAAGACATGACCTTTGTCAGTTTGTAGTGCATTGATAATTAACATCCACGCAGCTAATCGAGACTTACCAGTACGACGCCCTGCAGCTACGATCTTAAATCGTGTAGTGTCTGCAAATACTTCCTGTTGCCAAGGAAGGAGTTCTACGTTAAGATCACTCATAATGTTGGTGTGAGAATATCTTCCATCATCGTAGGGTCATACATACGAATTGTATTGTATATGCGCTCTAAACGACGAGGAACTCCACTTTGCTCTTCATAAGGCTTCTTCATCTCATTCTTATATTCTTCATGATCTAAGAACTCAATGGCAGCTTGTCCGTACTTACCTTCGTTAAATAACTTAACCCAGTTATGTGTTGGCTTAAGATCACCTCGGTATGCTGCAGACATTAATTGTCCTTGGACTTCTGGAGGTAGCTCATCGTAGTTTTCAATGATTCGACGTACATCTTCTTCATGTGCTGCAAATGTTTCTGGATAAGATTTATTCATCCACTTACCAGTTTGACCAACACCGACTGTAGGAACTCCCTTAAGGTCTTCATAGGGAATTGGAGTGTATCCTTCTTCTTCTAATACAATACGCTCAGGGATGCTTAGGGGACGCCCAAGTTGTGCTTCCATAGCGTCTACGGCAGCTTGACCTGTCATAAAACCTTTAGGTGGTTTCCAATTACTCATCGATAACTTCTCCTTCGATAATCCCATCGTCGGAGTCAGTACTGCCAACCACAGAAGTAGACCCAACACCAGTAATGTTAATTTGAATAGAGTTCTTTCCATTGGAAGACAATACATCCTTCTCGAACATCCCAACGGGAAGTATTCTGTCAACGACAATCTTCCAAGCAGCAGCTTGATTCTTATGTTCGTCGTCTAGTGCTGCGTTAAAGATAGAATCTAGAACCTTACGAGACTTAGGACTAGCTAACATCCTAGCCTTATACTCTTGCATGATTCCGGCATCACCTTTAGGACGACCTACCTTACCTCTGTTGCCTGCTTTTTTCTTAGCGACCTCAGCGTTACTAGGACGACCAATCTTGTTATCAGACATACATTCTCCTTCTTAAGATTACTTAAGGGTGTATGAGAGTAAAACTAAACGAACCAACTTAACGAACTACTTAACGATCTCTCATTGGTTGCTTAAGATTACTTAAGTATGGTATAATTATAACATATTTTTTAAGTAAAGTCAAGGTACACCCTATAGTGCCCCCGTCTGTGTCCCTTGTCAAGCCCCTAAGGTCACCTTTTGACTACTTTTATTATTCTTTTATATTCAAGATGTTAGTAATAACCCTAAGGGGTGCCTAAGGGGTCCTAATTTTACTCTTTTTTGTGTCTAGGCGGGAGCACATATATATTATCTGTAGTAGTCCCCCTCCCGCCCCCTTGTGTTCACAGGTTATTCACAAGTTATCCACAGGAATTCCACAGGGTTATCCACAGGGTGTTAGTAAGTTATCCACAGGTTATCCTTGAGTTATCCACAGGATACCCACAGGAAACACACAGGATATTCTTAGGACGTTCGTCTAAGTATTTTCGTATGGGCGTCCTAAAGAAATCGTATGGGCGTCCTAATGGATTCCTGAGGGGCGCAAGTGTGTGCCTGTGTACGTCCCTATAGCCACACCTAAGCACCACACAGGCAGACCACAGGCAGACCACAGACAACGCTAGAGAGATCTATATATAGGTATAGCTGCGCTAGGAGATACGCTGGCAGAACCATTGCAAGCTATTGATTCCAAAGGGAAAATAAAATAATTTAAAAATATTTGAAATAATTTGGAACTATTCAGAACCACGTCGGACAAACATAGTGAACTCACTACTTAACGGAACTTACTGACTATGAACACACAGACCAACACCAACACCAACGCAGTGCGTGAGCTGATCAAGCAGATCAAGGCAAACAAGGCATCAAGCGACAAGCTACGCGATCTCTGCCTATCTAACGCAATCGGTTGGACGCAGTGGCACCGAAAGGATCAGGAGCTGCTAGAGGCTTGGAGCAAGCTAGCTCAGTCACTTAGCAACGCGACAGGAATGCGCTATAGCGGTCACTATCCCGAAGGCGTATCATTCGAGGCAGCTCAGGAACTTCCAGAGTTCTATGAGTCAAAGTTCATTCAATCAGAGGAGGCGTAAGCCATGACTACATACACATTCGAAGCCTACGGCAAGAGCATCAAGCTAGAAGGCGAGAACAAAGGAGCTGCACTAGTAGTAGCTAATGACTGGCTGAACAGCCTCCCAGAGCGCGAGATGGGTTGTTGGTTCCCACTGACCACAGTGGACAGCTATAGATGGGTTGAGGGCAACTTCTTCGACTAAGATTGTCACAACACAAGAGGATATGATCATGACTACATACAACGAACCAACCATCAACGTCACAGACTGGAGAGGCAAAACAGTAGTGCATACTCTAGAGAGCTATCTCGAAGCGTGGCAGACTGGCAGCATTGCAGAGATTCGACGTCTAGCGATGTGGCAGGGCGAGGCAGACGACGTCGTCGAGATGGAGCGTCTGGAGCGTGAACTAACAGAGGTGCGAGAGCGTATCGTGAGTCGAGATTTTAAGCACTCACTAGAGCGTCAGACTATCGAGCGTGAACTACAGAAACAGAAGGAGGGTTGATTGCTCGGGCACATTGGGATACAGTGTGCCCTGTCAATTCAATCAGTCCAACAGGAGGACACAACAATGGGTACATATGCACCTTCAGAGGGCGATTTCATCGCCTACAGTGACAACGATATCTTCATCGTGTGGAATGGCAGCGCAACGTTCAACGTCTACGACTGCGACGGTTGGGAGATCGACGCGTTCACCAACTACAACATAGACGACTACGAAGACGCACAGGGTCACGCCTATGACTGGGCAGACGAATACGAACAAATGATGGTGGAGGCAGAATACAATGCGTAAGATAGAGCAACAAATGATCATGGCAATTGATAGTCACTACAACTGGGCATCTGGTAACACTCAAGTGTTAGTGCTCAACAACGGACTAGCTCAGGTATTCCTACACGGAAACCACATAGCAACAGTCTATGCGGACGATGTCAGCGTCAACAAGGAGACTCTGGCAGAGTATCCAACCAACACAACCAAAAGCCGCTTACGTGCTCTAGGTGCTGACGTATGCACTCGCAAGGGCATCACGTATCTTGATGGGGTTGCAGTATGAAATATCAGGTAATCGACGACAGATCTGGAAAGGTGGTGGCAGAGTTCGCCACACGTGAACAAGCGCAGATGTATATTCTGAAGAATGTGAAATACTACTCATTGAACATTGAGAGGGTGCAGAAATGAATTATATTGTTTGGGTTGGTGGTGTCTCAGAATACTTTGAAACACTCAACGACGCTTTAGAGGTTGCAGACGAATACGTTATAAGAGACTATGAAGATGTTATCGTTGAAAATGCTGAGACTGGCGAGGTTTACTAATGAAAGTGTTCGTATATTACAACCTACATAAGCACCTTTGGAGCATCAAGGCACTCGAAGGAGAGAACAAGGGGCGAGTGGTTGCCCATCGTCCGACGGTATGGTTAACCAATGCAGTGCCTAAGGTATCCGAGGCGGGACGTGAGCGAGTGCTCAAAGAACAACGTAAGAACGTACACGCAGGAATTGTTGGTCATTGGCGTGATGCTGATATGCCCATTGTATCTAATGACTACTGGGTGCCTGTTACTTATAACCCGTACAAGTACGAAACATTCGTTTATGTCGATAATGAATGTGAATGGCTTGGGGCACCTAATGCCCTGTTACATGAACGCAAGGTTTGGAGTATTGAATAATGAAATGGTTATTAATCTATGTCGCTCTAACTGGCGAACGTGTCGATGTTGCAAAGATGGGAGCATATAACACGATGAACGAGTGTTTCGATGCTC